TAGCGCAAGTCGTAGGTAACGCTATCGGACGCCGTGAAGACCAAATCATTATTGATGCACTAAATGCCGCTTCAGCGGGTTCCACAGTTGCTAAGACTGTTGTTACTTCTGGTTCAGCCGCTGCATCAAACTTAAACGTTGGTAAAATTTTAGCAGCGAAAAAAGCTTTGGATGCGAAGAACGTTCCAGCAGCAGACCGTCACATGGTAATCCATGCTAATAACCTGTCTGGTTTGCTTGGTGATGAACGAGCAATTTCAAGTGACTTCCAAACTGTTCAAGCATTAGTTAGCGGAAACGTTAATACAATGCTCGGCTTTCAGTTTCACATTGTGGGTGACCGCGATGAGGGTGGTCTACCGTTGGCAAGTACTGACCGTACTTGTTTTGCTTTCCATCGTTCAGCACTTGGTGTTGGCGTTGGTATCGCTCCGAAAACCGAAATCAACTACATCCCTGAGAAAACTTCTTTCTTAGTGACAGCAATGTTGTCAATGGGTGCTGGTGCAATCGACGTAGACGGCATCGTTGATGTTGTTTGCGAAGAATAAGGAGAGATAATCATGGCATTTGCAGCAACAGGTATGTCCTCACTAGGTGGTCAATCAATGAAGGGTACAGTCCCGGCATTGTATTGTTACACCACAACGGACGCACATACAGTCGTTGATGGCTCTGGCTATTTCAACGATTTGTCAGACACACTAGCAGTTGGGGACATGATTATTGTCCACGGTGCTACGGGTGGAACAAGAACGATTACAATGCACGTTGTCGTCAGTAACGCTTCAGGCGTTGTTGATATGTCAGACGGCACAGTGATCGCTGTTGTAACTGACTCAGACTAATATGGTTGGGGGCGGTTACGCCCCCTTCCCTAACTCAAGGAGAGACTTATGGCGTCAGGCGATACAGACGTAAGCATTTGTAACAAAGCCCTTGTGTTTCTCGGGTCAAATAAAATCACAAGTTTTTCAGATGCGTCGGCTGCGGCTGACGCTTGTAATATTTTGTACAAGGAAGTTAAAGCATCAACTCTTGCTATGTACAGTTGGACGTTCTCCCTTGGTAAGGCAACACTGGCACGAGAAACAACTGCGCCCGTGAGCGAGTGGACATATCAGTTTGCCTTACCTAATGATATGCTATCGGGTGTACCCCGGGCGGTTAGAGCCAGCACTACAGCGGGTTCACCTCTTATTAAGAACTGGGAAATAGGTCAGTCATCCGTGGGCGGCACTGTTTTGTTTTCTGATGAAGAAACAATTACAATAGATTATCAAAAAGATGTTAACGAAGGTGCGTTGCCGACTTACTTTGTAACACTCTTAGCGTATCAGTTAGCATGGCATTTAGCAGAAACAATGACGGACCAAACAACTAAAGTGGAGTTGTGGCGTAGTATTGCGCTCGGCACACCGGGCGAAGGTATGCGCGGCGGTTATTTTAGACAGGCTGTAAGCATTGATAGTGCGGGTCAGACGCCGGGAGTTATATCAGATTATATGTTGACTGAGCTTAGATGAGTAAATTCCAAGCATATCAGGCTAGCTTCACGGGTGGGGAAATGGACCCCCTACTCCGTGGTCGTACTGATTTGCAACAATACTATAATACTGTGGCTACCGCTGATAACGTTTTGTTTGAACCTCAAGGTGGTTTTAGTCGCCGCCCGGGTCTTAGATTTCTACAAGATTTAACCGGTGACAATGCGGCTAATGGTGTGTTGCTCATACCGTTTGAGTTTAGCACAACCCAGAATTTTATGATTGTTGCAACCCGATATGCAAACGCAACTATACGTTTTCGTTTCTATGCTAATCAGGTTTTGCTTACCAACATCAACGGGTCGGGCAATAGTTATTTAGATTTTAGTGTTGGCACACTATACATAGAAACCGCGATTGATATGGATAAGGTTTATTTCACGCAATCGGCTGATACTTTGGTCGTTGTAAATGAAGCCTTTGCTCCTTTTAAAATTGTTCGTGGAGCTAATAATACGACTTGGACTGTCTCAACACTTTCTTTAAGCAATGATAACTTTAGAGCGCCTAAGTCTGCTTTCACTTTATCAAACTCAAACCCAGCGGGAGACATAACCCCCTCGGCGGTTACAGGTGCAATTACTTTAACAAGTAATAACGCTATTTTTAACAACTCTTTTGTCGATCAATTTATTGTGGATGGTAATGATTTTGGTCGGGCAAAAATAGTTAGTAACCGTTCTACAACTGTAGCAAACGCTATAGTTGAAATACCGTTTCACAACACAGAAACCATAAATCAAAATCAATATAAGCTCGAAAGTGGGTATGAGGACGCTTGGAGTAACACTAGAGGATGGCCCCGAACGTGTACTTTTCACGAAGGTCGCTTGTATTTTGGTGGTTCTGCTTCTGAACCCTCAACATTGTTTGGCTCAAGAGTTGGAGACTTCTTTAACTTTAAACCAACCGAAGGTTTAGACGATGATGCTATAAAGGTTACGCTTTCAACGGATAGTGTAAATGCGATAACGGCTCTACGCTCTGGGCGTGACTTACAAATATTTACTTCAGGTGCGGAGTTTTTTATTCCGCAAGCTGACCTATCTCCTATTACCCCGGCAAACATAACTGTTAAGTCTGCAACCCGGCGTGGTTCTAAGCTAGGTATTCGGCCCCAAGCTGCTGAAGGTGGCACGTTGTTCATTCAGCGTCAGGGTAAAGCTTTACGCGAGATGTTGTTTAGTGACGTAGAACTAAGCTATGTGGCTAACAATGTGTCGTTGCTAAACTCACACTTGCTGCTTGATCCTCAACGTATGGCTCTTAGAAGTGCCACAGATACGACTGAGGGTGACTTGTTGATGATTGTTAATGGAACAGACACAACAGGCTATAGAGCGTCCTCTGTGGGGCTGACAGGCACTATAGCGGCTTATATGCTTAACAGACCACAACAGATCGTGGCCCCGGCGGTATGGACTACAGACGGTGACTTTGTAGATATAGGTGTGGATCTAGATACAATCTACACGGTGGTTAAAAGAACTGTCGGTGGTTCGGCTAAATATTACCTAGAAGTGTTTGACGATGACCGCACAACAGATAGCGCACTACAATATTACTCAGGTGCAGTTAGCCCGGACCAATCGTTGCCGGGAAGCACCACAGCCGGGAGCCTATCGCATCTAGAAGCTAAGACGGTAAAGATAGTACGCGACGATATTGTAGATACCGACAGAACGGTAAGCTCTGGCAATGTTACCTTAAATGGAACGGCGTCTAGTTATGTAGAGGTGGGTCTAGATTTTAGCGTTGAGGTAACGACACAGCCTGTTGAGTTACGGTTATCTACGGGTTCTATGCAATCAACTAAGAGACGTATTCTAGAAGCTTCTCCAATTTTATTTCTTACACAAAACGTAACCGTGGAAGGTAAAGAAGTACCAACACAAACCACCCTATCGGGTGCGGGTGGCGTTACGGCGTTTTCTGGGGTCAAGACAGTAGATGGATTACCCGGCTTTTCCTTAGAAGGTCAGGTTACTATCAGCCAAGACAAACCATTATTTATGACAGTTTTAGCATTAGATTATAAAGTGAGTAGCGGAGCATGAGCGCAGCATTTTTACAAATAGCGGGTGCAGCATTAAGCGGTATGGCGCAAATTCGACAAGCACAAGCGGAGGCTGTGCAATACGAAATGAAAGCCCGTAACGAGGTTATTCAAGCTCGAACGGATGCGGTCAATTACAAGGTAGAGGGTAACGAGCGCATGAGGGAACTTCTTACTGCTATGAGTAGTTCCGTAGCAAATGCAGCGGCTGGTGGACTAGATCCTTACGGTGCGATGGAAACCAAAGACCTAATCAATATGAACTCTATGAAAGTGGCGGGTATGGATATTCGCAAGCTTAATCTCAATGCAGAGATGGCAATTCTGCGCGGTGAGTCTAACGCACAACAAGCTAGGCTAGCTGGCAAGGCGGGTGTTAGATTTGCTACGCTTTCAGCGGCGGCTAATGTGGCAACAACAGGCGGTCAAATTATGGCGACGTCTGGAAGTCCAATTCCACCTAGCAACTTGGCGGCAATAAACTAATGGTTGAGAGCGTAAGATATCAAGGGCGGCGGGTAGCACTTCAAATACCTGAAGCCAGAGCCTATGAAGCTGAAGCCACAGCACGGGGATTAGGTCAATTACAGCAATCGCTAAATCGTATGACGGCTTTTTTTGGAGAGCAAAACCAAATAAAAGCAAAGTTAGAAGGTGAAGAATACGGCGCGGCTAATGCTCCTACTCTAGAGCAAATTCAAGCGGCTAGAGAAACAGGCGAAGAATTAAAACTGCCCGGTGATAAAAACAGTCTATTTGGTCGAGCAGCACGACAAGCGGCGGCAACGGTTGTTACGAGTGAATTAGAATTAGCGGCTCGAAAAGAAATGAACTCGGCAATATTAGATTTTGAAAGTAGAGAAGCTAACCCGGCTGGATTACAAGATAAACTAGATGCAATTATTCAAGGGTATTCATCTACCTTTGATGAAACTGTTCCCTCAATGGCTAGAAGCATGAAAGCTAAGTTGGCTCTTACAGCAAACGCAAAATACACTAGCTACCACAGTTCATATATTAAAAACCAAAAAGATAAATCAAAGTCAGCTTGGATGGCTTCAGCGCAACTTGACCTAGAAAACATGGATGAGCTTCTTCAAGTTAATCTAACTGGTTTAGATGCTAACGGTCAGATTGAAGCAAAGTTTGTTGATGCTAATACACTTGCGTCTTTAAAAGCTAATAAGCTTGTTGAAATGCAAGCTAGAGATTTTTCACCTTCACAAATATCTGCATGGAGTTCTGCATGGGATACTCAGTCAGTAGCTTCTGCAACGCAGTTAGTTAATGACAATATACTTACTTTAAAAAACCCTGATGCTTTAATTAGAAATATAGCACGGGGAGATATTTCAAAGCTTAATGTAAAAACTAAAGCGGCAATATCCATATTACAAAATAATGATTTATCATTTGCTGAAATAGCGCAAAACCTTCGCAACTTTAGAAGTAACGAGTTAGCAGCTAGAGCGCAGCAAGAGGCCGTTAATGACAAGGAACAAATTAAGTTAAATGATGGTTATGCCGCTATTATGCTTGGAGCTATAAACGAAGGTGATGCCACGCTATTCAAAGACAACTATGACCAACTTTATAAATACGATAAATTTAGGGCTGAAGAACTTAAAACAAAATATTTAGAGGCCGGACTTGCGCCAGCTATTAGTGATAATGGTTCTCGTGGCTATCTTCAAGGGTTACGGTCTAACATAGGTTTTGACGATGTTAATGACCATTGGCTTAATTTAAGTTTAGCTGACCGAGATAAGTTTTATAAACTAGCAGAATTTCATCAAAATGAAGAAACCCAAGTAGCAGTAAATAATTTACTTGGAGCAATGGAGTTACCTAAAAACTATAAGGAACTTGATACTAAAGACCCTAATTTCAAAAAAACTTTTCTTGCACAAAAATTAGTTAGCGCATTAGAAAACGAAGCCTTAACATTTAAAAGGGTTGACCAAGATTTTGACGCGACGGGATTTGTTCAAACTTTAATAACACAATTTCAAGATGACATAGAAGCGGCTGTTAATAATGTTAGAGTTGTTGCTGCAAAAAACCTTATTGGCCTTATAAATAGCGAGGGTCAGTTAGATTTAAAATTAGATGATTTTGAGACAGCGATATCAACGCTTGAGAGTTTCAAGGTATTACTTGAAAACAGACAAGGTTTGCCCGGCAATCTTAACCTTACTGACGCAAACATTGACGCGTTCATTTTAAAAATAGAAGAGGCTTTATAATGGATATACTTGAAGCCAGAAGACAGTCTCACAGCGTAAGACAAAACCCTATGCACGATTTGGTTTTTACATCGACGGGCGTTGAGGTTGCTAATATGCGCCCTAGAAACACCACCAAAGAAATGTTTGGGTTTGACGGGCAAGATGTAGCAAATACAGCAAAAGCAGCGGGTCGAGCAATAGCTGGTGGTGTTCAAGATACTGTTACGGGTGTTGTTGGTTTAGCCGATGATATTGGTCAAACCATTGACGAAAAAATTGGTGGTCTTGGTGGTTTTTACATGGGGCCAGATGGCCTTGAGTATAGAAGAGAAAAGCCAGAAGATGCGCCTAGCTTAGATGAAATGTTTGACGTTGGCTTGCAACAACTTGGTATTAAAGTTCCACAAGGTGACAGTAGCCTTGAGGCGTTAGGTCGTGGCTTAGTGCAGTTTGGTGCGGGTATGGTTGTTGCGCCCGTTCGTGGTGTTGGATATGTCAATACAATGTTGCGTAGTGGTTTTGCTGACGCACTCTTTAACCCGGAAGAAGGTAACCTTTCTACGCTTCTTAAAGAGTTTGGTTTAGATGGTGCGGTAACTGAGTATCTAGACAGTAAGGTAGAAGACGATGCTAGTGCAGCCGAAAGACTAGAAGGTAGATTTAAGCAAGCATTGGAAGGTTTGGCTTTAGGGGCTGGTATTGACGTTATTATGCAAGGCTTCAGAGCTATAAAGTCTGACGAAGGTGCTACTGAAATAATTCGTAATAAACTGTCAACTGTTAAGGATAGGTTAACCCAACCGGGAGAAATGCCTACGGTTGGAATGAACGCTGGGCAAATGTTTGTTAATCCAGAGCCTGTTAAAATAGATACAGACGAAGCTGTAAACGTTCTTAATATAAGAGCCGAGCAAATGAAACTATCGCCAAAAGATAGAGTGCAGCCTAGTGGCGAAGTAATGTTTGAAACA